TTTTTAAATCTTCCTTTTCACAACGCTAAAAACACAACTCGATACGCATTTAAGGAAGACGGTACATCTGCAACACTAGAAGAATTCTTTGATATATATGATAGGAAAGCAATGGAACCAAACGATGTAGCTAAAGTTAAAATACCTGTTGAAGAAGAATTAATACCGAATGGACCCCCTTGTTTACAACGTTTATGTTCTCAAGGATTTCCACAAGGACACAGGAACTTAGGTTTATTTAGTCTAGGAGTATACGCAAGAAAAGCATTTCCAGACGAATGGGAGAAAAAAGTAGAAGAATATAATCAAAAATATATGAACCCTGCCTTAGATTTTAAAGAAATAACGACTTTAATTAAATCGCTTCAGAAAACAGATTATAATTATAAATGTAAAGAAGACCCTATAAAACCATTCTGTAATGCAAATCTATGCAGAACTAGAAAATTTGGAATTGACGCAGGAAATGTTCCAAGATTTACGAATTTATCTAAACTAGATACAGAGCCACCTTTATGGTTTCTAAATGTGAACGGACAAAGAGTGGAATTAGATACAGAACAACTTCAAAACCAATACAAATTCCAAAGAGCTTGTATGGATCAAATAAATGAAATGCCTACTAAAATGAGAGAAATGGTTTGGACTCAATTAATACAAAGTCTTTATGAAGACATAAACATCATTGATGCTCCTCCAGAGGCGGGAATCACAGGTCAATTCCTTGATTTATTAAAAGATTTTTGTACAAGTATTGGACAAGCAGAAACAAAAGAAGAAATACTTTTAAGAAGACCTTTTACAGAAAAAGGCAAAACCTATTTTAAACTAGAGGATCTAGAAAAATATTTAAGGCAAAATGATTTTAAAAAACTTGGTCGAAATAAAATATTTAGTATTTTAAGAAACCAGGGCGCTAATCCTGTAACAATAAGAATAGAAAACCAACAACATAGAGTATGGATAATTAAAGAATTTGAAAAAGAACCAGACATACCAGAGAGAAAAGCTATTGAAAGAAAGGACCCATTTTAATGCATAAAAAAAACTTTATAAACTCCTGCGACAGCAATACCTATAAAGTCAAACAGCAATTAGAAAGTATAAAAGACTTTATATTAGCGGATGCAGAATTTAGAAAATTACTAAATATAAACGACTGGGATAAAACAGTGGAATTAGAAAAATTAAAAATTATAAATTATCTGATGCTAGAATGTATTACTAAATATTCTAGACCAAGAAATATCGCGAAACATAAAAAATTTATTGAAGAGGCTAGAATAAAATTAAAAATATAATATTAGGACCTCCAGGCACAGGTAAAACAACTAAGCTATTAACGTTAGTCGAAGAAAAATTAAAAAGAAAAACACATCCAAGTAAAATTGGATATTTTTCTTTTACAAGAAAAGCTGCGGAGGAGGCAATTAGTAGAGCAGCTATTAAATTTGATGTAGATAAACAGTCTCTTACATACTTTAGAACTCTACATTCTATGGCTTGTTATCAACTAGGACTTCCTAGGGGGTCTTTAATGAAAAATTTTCAATATAAAAAATTTGGACAAGAAATTGGAGTATCACTAAACAATATTAATTTAGAAGACGAAAATGGAATAATCTTTCCGGACAAAGAAGCAGAATTCTTAACACATATAAACACTTCCAGAGCAAAAAATATAGATTTAAAAAGACAATGGCAAAAAAATGCCAAAGATTTAAGATGGAAAAAACTTAAATGGTTAGATAATGAATATAAAAAATACAAGAAAAGCAATAACTTACACGATTATACTGATATGCTGGTTAAATTCGTAGAATGTGGTATATCACCTAAACTAGATTTTTTATTTATAGATGAAGCGCAAGACTTAAGCTATTTGCAATGGCAGGCGGTAGAAAAACTAGCCTTAAATGCAAAAGAAACATACATAGCTGGAGACGATGATCAAGCTATTTTTAGATGGGCTGGCGCAGATGTTGAGCATTTTATAAACATGAAAGGCAGATCTCAAGTATTAACACAATCCTACAGAGTACCAAAGTTAATACACAGCTATTCTATGAGATTACTTCAAAGAATTAAAAAAAGAAGAATTAAAACATATTTGTCTAGAGATTATGCTGGTGATTTACAATTTCATAGATCTCCTATGATTAATATAGAAAAAAATCAATGGTTGGTATTAGCGACCACTAATTATATACTAAATAAAATAGAAGAAGATTTAATTAAAGATGGAATATTTTTTAAAAGGAAAGGAAGATTTAGTGTGAGTAAATCTACAGTATCTGGGATTTTAAATTGGGAGTCTTTAAGGAGAGGCAATAAATGTGTAAAAAAAGAAATAAAAAAAATTTATTCTCTAATGACAGAAAACATTGGTTACAAGCAAAAACATAAAAACTTAGATTCTATGCCGGATTTAAAAAAATTCTCTTTGGAAGATTTAATAAAAAATTATGGCTTACTTACTAGGGAGCCTTGGAAAAAATCACTTGACCGAATATCGCTAAAAAATAAAATTTATATAAACCTAGCTTTAAGAAAAAAAGAAGATATTAACTCTCCTCGTGTGAAAATATCTACTGTTCATGGAGCAAAGGGGTCAGAGTGCGATAATGTAATAATGTTTACAGATTTATCTAGAGAGGCGGAAAAACAATATTATTTAAATTCAGATGATTTAACTCGTGTTATGTATGTGGGTGCAACACGAGCAAAAAGAGCCTTACATATAATAACACCGCAAACAACGAGAGGATTTTTAGTGTGAGAGTAACAGACAAAATAAATAAATATATTGACGAAGGTTTAACGAAAAAAAACAAAGAAGAAAAAGCACGTGAATATCTTGGCGCAAGTATATTGGGCTACCCATGTGGTAGAAAAATACAATACATGTGGAAAAATACCCCAAGAGATGCTGTAAGAGAATTATCCGGTAAAATTTTACGTATATTTAAGATGGGAGATAAATATGAAGAGCTTGCTATTGGATGGTTAGAACAAGCAGGTTTTAAATTAGAGACAAGAGATAAAAACGGAAAACAATTAGGGTTCACAGCGGTGGATAATAGTGTGAAAGGACACATAGACGGTAAAATTATAGATGGACCAGAAGATATTTCATATCCAAGACTGTGGGAGTGCAAAAGTATGAATGTAAAAAAGTTTTCTTATTTTCAAACTATGGGTGTTGAAAATTCTCATCCTCATTATTACTCTCAAGTTCAATTTTATATGCATATGCTAGATTTAAAAAACAACCCTGCTATACTAACAGGAGTGAATAAAGAAAACGGGGACATGCATCACGAAGAAATAAAATATAATAAATTACACTGCGAAGAACTTATCAATAAAGCAAAAGAAATTGTTGAGAAAACAAATAAAAAAGAACTTATGACAAGAGCATTTGATACCAGAGACGGTTTTGAATGCAGGTATTGTGACTGGCAGGACAGATGTTGGAGGGCTGAATGATTCCTTTTCCAAATAAAAAATACAATATTATTTATGCTGATCCACCATACCAATTTTCTAGTCCTAAATACCAAGATGGGAACAGGGGATTTGGAAATAGAGTTGAAGAGAGATACAACACTATGACGATAGATGAAATATGTAAATTGCCTGTAAAAGAAATATCAAAAAAAGATTGTTTATTGTTTATGTGGGTAATAGATAGTCATTTAGAATATTCTTTTAAAATTATAAAGTCTTGGGGGTTTAAATTTTCTACAATAGGTTTTGTTTGGGTAAAACAATATAAAACAGGTTCTTATTGTTATAATTATGGAACTTATACATTAAAATCAACAGAAATTTTATTAATAGCAAAAAAGGGTAAGTTAAAAAATATAAAAAAAAATAATAATGTTAAGTCTTTGGTTTTTGCTGAAAGAACAAGTCATAGTAAAAAACCAGAAGAGGTTAAAAAAAGAATATTAGATTTATGTAAAGACCTACCACGAATAGAATTATTTGCCAGAGAAAGAGTAGATGGTTGGGATTGTTGGGGTAATGAAGTATGAATAATCCCTTGAATAAACAAATAGGAGGTAAACATTATAAAGTATGGAAGGTTCAACCTGTGGATTTTATTAGAAATAATAAATTGCCGTTTATATTTGGCGTAATGATAAAATACATTATGAGAATTGCAAGCAATGCTACATCCACAACTAAGAAACTGGAAGATTTAGATAAAATAATTCATTACGCAGAAATTGAAAAAGAATTTATAAGGAAACATGATAAAGAATAGAAAACATTTTATAGAAGCAATAATTGATGTGTTTTCCGGATACTGTTTATCCGTTCTTGTTCAAATTATTATTTTTCCTTTTTTTAATATTCATATTAAAATCAAAGATATGCTTTTAATCGGGGGAGTATTTACGATTGTATCCATAACACGTAGTTGGTTATGGAGGCGTTATTTTCATTGGAGATTTTATGACAAAACGAAAAAATAATTTTTTATACCAACCACCATCAGAGTGGCTACCGCCGGAAAAGTTCCCTAATTTAAAAGACGCTAAAATTATATCTGTGGATTTAGAAACACAAGACCCCAACCTTATTAAAATGGGACCAGGATGGGCTAGAAATGATGGCCGTATTGTAGGAGTCGCAGTTAGTAACGGAGACCGATCTTGGTATTTTCCTTTTGGTCATGGCGGCGGATACAATTTAAGCGAAAGTGTTGTTAAGAAATGGGCCAAAGAAGTTTTGGAAAACCCTAACATAACTAAAGTTTTTCACAACGCCCCTTATGATGTTGGGTGGCTGCGCTGGTGGGGAATTAAGGTCAAAGGAACAATTTACGATACAATGATTGCTGCACCATTAGTCGATGAAAACAGATTCAGCTATACATTGGATTCATTAAGTAGAGATTTTCTGAGTGAAAGAAAAAATGAAAAATTACTAAGAGAAGTATCAGAAGAATGGGGATTAGACCCCAAAGCGGATATGTGGAAACTACCTGCGCAATATGTGGGTGAATACGCGGAACAAGATGCACGTTTAACTTTTAAATTGTGGGAGTATCTTGAAGTAGAAATGAATAAACAAGACATATGGTCCATTTTTGAATTAGAAACAAAATTGCAACCAACCTTAATTAATATGAGATGGAAAGGAGTAAGAGTAAATATAGAAGGAGCAGACTCATTGAAAGAAGAATTAAAAGAAAAAGAACACGGACTTTTAAAAAAAATACAGGTGCTAAGTGGACTAAGTGTAGAGATATGGGCAGCAGCATCCGTTGCCAAAGCGTTCGATAAACTAAATATCTCTTATGAT